AACCCGAAACATTAGGAGTGGGTCATGGCAAGAAACTATGCAAAAGAGTACGAGAACTATCAAGGCAAGCCTGAGCAAATCAAGAAGACAGGCGAGCGCGTCAAAGCAAGGCGCATGATGGTCAAGGCAGGCAAGGCAACAAAGGGGGACGGCAAAGACGTGGATCACGTCAAGCCCATCCGTAGCGGAGGGACAACTACTATAAACAATCTTCGCATGCGCAGTCGCAGTTCAAACCGAAGCGACAACAAATAAAACAACGGAGAAGCAATGGAAATCCTTGAAGACAAGGCACTAGTATTCAGAACCAGAAACCCAGATAAGTACAGCATCATCCCAAAGCACAAAGTCATGGAACGCGATGACGGTGGGTTTGATGTTGCTGTCTACTGGGGACTCGATGAATGTAGGGTGCTACGCAACCTCGGGGTGAAGGACGTTCCCTCACCTATCACACGCAAATACAAATGGCCGGGCAGGTATAAGCCCATGCAACATCAGATTGAGACGGCAGCGTTTCTGACGATGCACCGCAAAGCGTTTGTGTTCTCCGAACCCGGCACTGGCAAGACACTTGCCGCGCTGTGGGCGGCTGACTACTTGATGCAGATCAAGCATGTACGCAGAGTATTAATTCTGTGCCCACTATCCATCATGCAGTCGGCATGGTTGGCTGACCTGAGTAACAGCATCATCCATCGCTCTGCCATCGTCGCGCACCACACCCAAGCTAGTCGGCGTATAGAGATGATTCAACAAGACTACGAGTTTGTTATCGCTAACTACGAAGGATTGAACTTGATAGCCGATGAGATCAACGCTGATGGCCGCTTTGATTTGGTGATTGTTGATGAGGCCAACGCATATAAGACAGTGACGACTAAACGTTGGAAGTCATTGAAGGCAATCATCAAACCCAACACACACGTATGGATGATGACTGGTACTCCAGCATCGCAGTCACCAGCAGATGCGTATGGCTTGGCCAAGATCGTGAACCCCGAAGGCGTACCAAACTTCTACACATCATGGCGCGACAAAGTGATGAACAAAATCACGCTGTACAAATGGGCACCAAAACATAACGCCGCCGAGTTGGTACACGAGGCACTGCAACCCGCAATCAGATTTACCAAAGCGCAATGCCTTGACTTGCCACCAGTGCTGACCACAACACGCGAAGTACCACTGACACCACAGCAAGCCAAGTACTACAACCTGCTGAAAGATCGCATGCTGGTGCAAGCCGCAGGCGAGACGATTAGCGCAGTCAATGCTGCCGCTGGTGTATCCAAGTTGTTGCAAATCAGTTGCGGTGCTGTCTACACAGATGACAAGGAGGTTGTCGAGTTCGATGCTGCCCCACGCTTGGGTGTGCTGGAAGAAATACTGGATGAGACAGACCGCAAGGTCATCATCTTTGCGTTGTTCCGTTCAAGCATCGACAGCATTCAGACACATCTGACCAAGAAGAACATACCAAACGAGTGCATACATGGCGGAGTCACACCAAACAAACGTGCAGACATCATCCACAGATTTCAGCACGACAAAGAACCAAGGGTGTTGGTAATGCAGCCACAAGCTACGGCACACGGGATTACCCTGACTGCCGCTGACACCGTGGTATTTTTTGGGCCATTGATGAGCGTGGAGCAGTACATCCAGTGCATTGCACGGGCTGACCGCAAGGGACAGAACTCAGACAAAGTTACTGTTATCCACATTCAAGGCTCGCCGATTGAAAAGAAAATGTTCAAAGCACTGGAGGCTAAGGTAAGTGATAACTCACTTCTTACCCAGATGTTTGAGATAGAAATAAATTCTTGAAAGGAGTTGCAAACTTAAATTTATTGTGTACACTGTCCAACCTTAGACAAACAAAACAGGAGAAGTAAATGGACGAACAACAAGTCCCATTCGATAAATTGGTGAAGGTCTATCGCAAGATGAAAGCGGAGATCGACACGCTGACACAAGAGTACGACACTGCGGTGGAACTACTCAAAGCGCAACAAGATGAAATCAAGTTTGCTATCAAAGACCAGATGAAGGCACTTGGTGTCTCATCTGTAAAGAGTCCCTTCGGGACTGTATCCATGATGACGAAGACGCGTTACAACACGCAGGACTGGTCGTCGTTCAAGGAGTTCATCCTTGAGCACGCGGCTGTTGATCTGCTGGAGAAGCGCATCGCTCAAACCAACATGGCGCAGTTCCTAGAAGAGAACCCGGGGGTTGTACCGCCGGGATTGAACTCAAACACTGAGTTCGAAATTCGTATCACCAAACCAACCAAGTGAGTTTTATATGTCAAACATAACGCTTTTCTCGTCCGCAAACGTACCTGCATTCGCTCGTAACAACGAACTGTCCGACACAGCCAAAGCCCTCACAGGCGGCGGCATATCCAACACCAAGCGCATCTCTATCAAAGGCGGCGTGTTCCGTCTGGTAGCTGGTGGCAAGGAAGTCGCCGCGATTGATGATCGCCATCTGGAAGTCATCATCGTCAAAGCTGCCCCCAAGGTCAGCCGTATCTTCTACACTGCATCCTACGATGCCGACAACATCACTGGCCCTGACTGCTGGAGCAATGACGGTGAGCGTCCTGACGCTTCTGCTCAGAACAAGCAAGCTGAAACCTGCATGAGTTGCCCGAAGAACATCGCGGGTTCTGGTCAGAACAACAGCCGTGCTTGCCGCTACCAACAGCGTCTTGCTGTGGTGTTGGCCAACAACCCATCAGGGGATGTGATGCAGTTGACTTTGCCAGCCACTTCGGTGTTTGGTAGAGAAGAAGGTGACAAACGTCCGTTACAAGCCTATGCACGCTACTTGGCGGTGCAGAACCCTCCTGTGAATCCTGAGCAGATCGTCACCGAGATGCGCTTCGATACTAAGGCCGAGTCCCCCAAGCTGCATTTCAAACCTGTACGCTGGTTGACTGACGACGAGTACGAGATCATCAAGGAGCAAGCTGAGAGTGCTGACGCACAACGTGCCGTGGTCATGACTGTGGCTCAGAGCGATGGTGTCAAGCCCAACGCTCCGAAGATGGTAATGTTTGCTAAACCTTCAGAAGAAGACGAAGTACCGGCCAAGCCTGCCGCAAAGAAAGCCAAGGCCGAGCCTGTTGCCGATGACGGCTCCGAACCTGAACTTCGCAAGGAAGCTGCCAAGGGTTCTGCCGTGCCTGCCAAGAAAGGCAAGCTGGCTGATCTGGTGTCCGATTGGGACGATGAATAAATAAGGAGTTTCGGGGGGAAAGCGGATGCTGTGCCCGCAAGGGGAGCTAACGACAGTGCAGCGAGTACCCCCACCTAAACAACATGGCCATCATCTTTCCTTCCAACACCAAAGGCATGACCGCTGGCGCTATGCGTCAGATCAAGCAACAAGGATATACAACTGCTGCGGGTGGTTGGCATTCCTTAAACCGCGTGTACAACATGGCGATAGACGCTACCTTGTATTTGAAAGAAACCGAACCTCTGGGGAAATACATGTCCGTATTAGAAAAAACAAAAGACGATGCAGAAGCCATGACGGAGGCGCTTATAAAGAGCACCAACGCTATGGTTGACCAAGCAAAAGAAGCGCACAAGCAAATGCAAGACATCAACGGCAAGTTGCGTGATGGCGCTGAAAAACTCGGGCTTGCCATTGAGAAATTCAATAGGGTGGCAGGCAATACAAACTTTGCTGAGACCGCCAAGCAAGCAGAGTCTCTTGTCTCTAGTCTGGAGCGCCTTGCCACACTAGAGGCCAGTGGGATGTTAGACAAGGTGATGAAAGCAATGGCAAAGTAATATGGCCTACTCACAAAAAACAATTGACGCAATCATGCGTGCCCAAAAGACTAAAGGCAATCAGCTTGGGCGCTGGGCAGTGCATCTCAACTTTTCAGTTGTGCGTATTGCCAAAGCACTGGGCGTGTCACGCCAGACTGTTTACAACTGGTTTGAAGGTGGTGAAATTTTTGTTGCCTACGAACATCGAGTTGAAACAATGCTTACTTTTTTAAAGAATTCCAAAACAGCAGATGAAGCATGGAGAAAAATATGTCAGCACTACAACCTCGCACTTTAAGTAACTCAGAGTTTATTAAGTACTTTGCAATGTATATGAATGACACACCAATGGGCGCACCATTGACGTGGCAGATGGAGTTGTTACGCCGCTTTGCAGCAGTCGCAACAGAACACGCATATCCTATACACGACGACACACAGCTCGACCTGTTCAAATAAACCCGAAGGACTCTCATGACCCCGCTTGAATTTCTAGCGGTTGTTTTGCCGTCCCCGGATAACGGGTTGTACTGTGCGGCAGAGCTAACTACAAAAAAGAAGGAGCACAATTTTGTTGAACATCTGGAGGAACTCCCTGCCACCATAACCAAATGGGGTGACAACAAAGACATCTACTTTGCGCTGTCTACATTCCAAAACAAAGGCAAGCGCACAGCAGAGAACGCAAGGTTCATTCGGTCGCTGTTCATTGACATGGATGGCTACGACACCAAAAAAGCAGCGGCCATGTCGCTCAATGAGTTCATGGTCAAGACTGGTCTGGACTTACTTGGCACACCATACATCGTTGACTCAGGCGGTGGCTTGCACTGTTACTGGCCGTTTACGAATGTCATAGCCGTTGAAGAATGGAAGCCTGTTGCTGAGAACTTAAAGCGCCTGTGCAAACAAGAAGGCTTGAGCATCGACATGACGGTGACCGCCGACTCTGCCCGAGTACTGCGTTTTCCCGGCACGTACAACAACAAGACCAAGTACGCTAAGCCGCGCCCAGTGCGCATACTAGCCGAAGGCGATACGTTTGATTTTGAA